GCATTGGCCCCGTTGAATACGGCCAGCTCGTTCACGGATGCCAGCGAACCGGAGGTAAGAATCACTTCCACCTCATTGACCTCATCCCATGTTTCAAATGGGCCAGAAGGCAGATTGGTGATGATCGCGCCGAAAGTCGCAGCCCCATCAAGACCGGCCAGCAACGCGAAACTGTTGCCACCAGCCTCGCCACCATCATCGGAGCGATAAACCGCCGAACCGTTCCAGTTCGGGCCATCCGCCGCCACACCAATCCGTAACAGCCCTTGATTCGGCACGGTATCGCTCGGCAGCGGTGGCGCATCGATGAATTGCACGATCGTACCCGGCACCAACACCGGAGGCTGGAGGTTAGAGCTGGTTTCGCCCGGTGGGGTATAGAAATCATAGGAACTAATATCCTCAGCCACCGCATCAATCTTCATCACCCCATTGCTATCCATGTCCGTCTTCACCACGCGCATCTCATGCGGCACGTTGTTGACGGTGATGGTGATAATATCGGTCGGCTCCACCCGCACATATTTGGGCGGCAACGTTAGTGTGAAGCTGGTGCGTTCCTTCCATGTGCCGTAAAGCGTGATGTCGGAGATCTGCTTGGCGTGCGTTGCGCCCATCACAATCGGCAGATTCACCGTGACCTGATCCACCGCCTTCACCGTCTGGCGCTGCGAGGTTTGCGTCACCGGATCGTAATTGAAAGGTCGATCGAGATAGGTCACATTCACTCGCTGCGGTAACTCCAATTCCTGCGCATAGGTGATTTGCAGGATTTCCTGCACGCCACTTTTCCCGCTGGGAATCAGGTCACCCTCCGGCACCGACTTCACGGACTCATTGCCACGCGGCACGCATTTTAAGATGCCATCGCTTTCGACGATATCGAAGAAGAATGCCGAAGTGAGATATTCCAGCGCATTGCGTACCGTAATGGGCCGATCGAGGATAAAACCCTCCACCGTATCGGTCAGCCGGGTAACATCGTAATCGCTGGCAGTAAGACCTGCAGCCTGCAGCAGCTCGCCGACGATCGCACCCAACGTGGAATTGCCCAGCTTACCGTTTATCCAGTGGCCGGTGGCCCACAGGATGGAATCCTGCCAAACACCTTCCAGATCAGGCCAGAAGGAAAATGGCCGTGCATCCCACGTCCAGATAAACCGGCGTGGCACCAGATTGGCATTGCCGCTCTCCTGATTCCGGGCTTCCAGATAATCCAGCGTGGCATTGAGCGCCTCGCGCTGGGCCTGAAAATCCACCCGACCTTTAGAACCACGCGGAAAGAAGCTCTCCGAACTGGTTGGATCGTAAAACACATTGGGCTGGTTGGTGCAGCCATCCACGCTGGGAAAGCCGAACTCAGTGAACCACACCGGTTTCATTTTAGCAGTCCAGCCGGTGCCGCTACTATCCGGGTTGGTATGCGTATGCGACCACCAATACTCCAGATTCTTCCACGCATAGGCGGCGTTTCCACCATAGCTGGTCTTGCCGGTACGGTTGACCGAGTCGGCATAATAATAATCCCAGCCTTCGCCTTTTTCCCAATATTCCTTGATTAAATCCTCGGTGATCTGAATCTGCGGCAGATCTTCGGTGAGCGGAAAATAGCTGTCGATTCCCACAAAGTCGAGGTTGGCGCTGGCCCATAACGGGTCGAGGTTAAACCAGCCATTCACGCTGTGATACTCGCTCCAGTCGGCAGCATAGGTCAGCAGCGTGCTGCCGCCCATGATGCCTTTGACGGTGGCGGCAAGGCTCACCAACTGGCTGACTGCCGGATAATTTCCTGCCGTGTTGGTGTAACCTGTCATGCCGATCAGCTCGGAGCCGATGACAAACGCATCCACCTTGTTTTTCACCAGATTCGCATAATGGGTGATGAAAGTGTTATAGCCATTGGTTTTGGTAAACCAGCTGGCCGCATCGGTAGCATTGGCCGGTGCAATACGCCCACGCCACGGCTTCGGCACCGGCGTGATCGTATCCACAAAAACCATCGGATACAGCATCACATTCAGCCCCTTGGACTTCAGGTGATCGACGATCTGCACCACCGTATGATCAGAAGGCGTGCCGCCATAGGTTGGCGTATCGGCATCAAACTGCAACACGACCTGAGCAGAGGCGCGGCTAATGCCCGCCACGCTCCAATCCTGCGGCAGCACTTGCGTGGTGCCATGAAACTCTACCTTGGGAATAATCTCGCAAGCACCGGCATCGGTCGAAGTGGCAAACCATGTCACCACCACCGCCACCCATTCCAGATTCGGCAATACGTCTATCGCCTGATCGACAGCCACCAGCACATCGGCGGTGCCTTCGTAGTTATGCATGTTGATCAGCTTTTTATCTCCGGAGGGTGTGAATGCGCCGCCGAAATACTCAAAATAGCCATCCTGCTTGGTTTGCACGCTGGTGCTATACACCATCTCGCCTGCACCGGGAATCATGACGATATCTTTGATTTTGTCTTCGACCGAAGGCGTGAATTTCACCGACCGGCGCACCTCAAAGGTAAAGTTAGGAATACGGTTGCCATATTCGGCCAGCGGAAAATCCTCAATCACCACATAGGCCATGCCACGATAGGCCGGAATGGTGCCAGCCGTGAGGTATTTGGCCATAATGTCATCGACCAGCTGCTCTTCATCGCCCAGATGGACGTTGTATTTCCCCTGCGCGGCAGAAAGCACATCCTCGGTTAGCACCTTGCTGTCGGCCCAGACGCGAATCACTTCATCGATCGGGCCTTCGCAGATGGCGATCGCCAGCGTGCAAAAATACTCGTAAGTCACGGTGGTCTGGCTGGTCGTGGTTTTCCCACCGCCACCGCCTTTGCCGCCACCGGAACTGGTTTGCGTGGTCGTCTTTTCGCTTTTCACCTCCTTGATATCGGTGGCCCAGATCGCATTTCCGGCAAGCCGCATGGTGCCATACACTTTCGGGATCATGTTGCCGTAAGTCGAAGTCTGCGCCCGTAGATCGGCAAGGCGCGGGCCTTCCTGCGTCGGCAGCTGCACGCGCTGCGTCTTCGGAAAAAAGGTGCTGGCCGCCATACTCCCCAGATTGGCACCCAGAATGGCACCGGAGGGGCCGCCCAGCACGAATCCGGTCACGCCACCGACAACAGGTAAAACAATATCAGCCATAGTTTTTACTTAATCGATTTGAGTTGCTTCTTTTTGAAACGATATACATGCGTCAGCATCTTCACCCATGTCATGGAAAGCGGCTGCTCCACCACCTGACCGGCGCTGGAATTGCAATGAATCAAGCCCCATTGGTTTTCTTGGCCTCCACCGGGGTAATCGGTAAGCAAACCCACATGCTGCGGGTCTTTGAACGTGCGAAAAAGGAGCAGATCGCCCACACGCATCTGTTCCACCGGCACTTGCCGCAAATGTTTGCTGATGCTTCCCACCAGCCTGCCACGTTCGGGATACATCGAGTAGTTAAACTCATCCGCATGCACCAGTGCCTTGCCGGTGCCATCCTGCATCCCCAGCTCGTCGATCACTCCAATCACCAGCCCAAGGCAATCCACTCCACCGGGGCCGTGTACGGACTTCTTCAGTCGTCCCTGATGATGGTATTTCGTTCCCAGCCATGTGCGGGCCTGTGCGATAATCTGTTCCGGTTTGATTGTATTCATTGCCTATCATCCATTTCGGTTGGTTTTATCCATCGTGCCTGCCGTGGTAAGAATCGCATCCGTTCCCGGTACATCCGGCTCACCACGAAAGTTAATGATGTTGGAAAACTTGCTCTGGCAGGTCTCACGAGTTTTATCGCACCCGGCGATGATGCTGAATGTATCGCCCACCTGAATGCTCTTACCCATCGGCAAAGCCAACACCACCTGAGTGGAAGCAAACTCCTTCACCTCCATGCGCCGATCATCATTATGGCCGGATGTCCAAACCACCTCGCCACCGGTAAACCATCCGGCATCCTGCGTAAGGGCACTGGCTTTGAATGTCTGGTTGTTGGTGATTTCGGTAACGGTGCCGGAGGCGGTGAACCCGGTCAGCGTCACCTTGCACCGGCCATCGCCGAGAATGGCGCGGCAGGATGGAGAAAACACCTCGCCAATGGTCTGGCTTAAATGCTGTGTCAGGCCGCGTACCTCTGCCTGAAACATCTGGCTACTTAGATTGACTTCACCCAGCCGCCCGCGCTTGACCACCAATTTGCCCTGTGTGAGATTGGCATAATTAACCACGAAAATCTCAATCTCGGCGTAATCGTAGAGACCGCCCAGCAGATCTTCCTCGGTAATCTTGGAAGGGAAAATCTGACCTTCCACATCGAGATTGTCGACCGACATATTGGATTTGTTTTCCACTGTTGTGGGTGTAAATCCGGCGATCGAATCATAATCCGTGCTATCGAAGATGAGCGGTTTATCATGGTCAGTGAATCCTATCTCCACGCCATCCTGCCGGGTGATCAGCCAGCAGGTGGCAAGCTGGGTCATGCCGCCTTCAAAATGGGATTCCAGTTGCGGGGAAATTACTCTCATACGCGTACCTCAATCAGCGGAATGCTGCTCCAGTTGCCTGCATCGAAGCTGTCCATCGAAATGGCCATCTCATCGGTGTCAAAGCGCACCGGTACATCGAATTCAAAATCAGCAGTGATCTCTTCATCCATGGAAGGGGCCGAGCTTAAGGTCACGATGCCGGTGGTGGTATCCACGCTCACGCCACTGCTTTGCAGTATCGAATCGACGTAAATGTCCACCGTTCCGGCCACCGGTTTGGTAATATTGCGGGAAACGGCCACCGGGCCGCTGGCATAAATCTTCACCAACTGGAATTCGGTGGTGCTACCGTCGCCCACGCCGATTTGCATATTCTCGGCCTTGTAGTCGCTCCAATCCTTGAAGCGGAAGCCCACCGCCTTGCCGCGCCGCGCACGGAAAAAGGCAATCAATGTCTGCCACTGCGTTTCGGTCTTCACGCCGGAAGCGACATTGTATTTGGCGCGTGACTGGCTCCATTTACTGTTGCGCTGCTCATAGCCCGATACGGTCGTTACCACATCGGTAAGAAACATCGGCCCACCGCTGGCACCGTAGGCAATATCATTCGGAAACTGTACTTCTGCAAAGTCGCTCATAAATTTCTCCTTGCTCGTTCCACCGACCGCGCCATATCCGCCGCAATTTGCCCTTGGCTCTTGCGGAATGACTGCACGTCCGGTGTCTGGACGTTCATGTTGATGGTAATAGGTGCGCCAGCATTGGGCATGATCTGCATGGGCTGTGATCCGGCAAATGCCAGCTCCGGCCCGTTCTCACCCACAACGCCGAACTGACCGGCTTTCAGCGTGCCGCCATCGGCGAAGAATCCACCGAAAAAGCTGCCCACGCTTGACAGAAGGCTGCCGAAGCCGCCACCGCCACCACTGGAGCCACTAAACAGGCCACTGATGCCGCCAAATATCTGTCCGATAATTCCACCTTCGCCGGTGATGCCCAAATCCTTCAGGGCAAATTGCAGTAGCTGGCGGTTCAGATCAGACAGGAAGCCTTTGGTAAAATCGCCGAAGCTATCAAACCGGCCACTAATGCCATCGAGCGCATCGGCCACGGTGCCTTCCATGGTTTTGCCCAAATCGCCGAAACTGTCGCCGATCACATCACCGGCTTTTTTCGAGGATTTTTTGAGC